CTAAGTGCTGCGACTGATTCTATACCAGTCCAGTGCTATGTCTCTATATTGAGTCGATGTGTGGGTCCGGATTTCGCTGACGCGTGGGGTAAACTGATCTCTGATAGAGATTTTGTTACACCCCTCGGTAAGAGAATCCGATATGCAATCGGTCAGCCTATGGGGATGTATTCCTCATGGGCTATGCTGGCTGTATTCCATCACTTCCTAGTAAGATACTCTGCTATTATCTCTGGCTATGATGCCAAATATGATAGATATTGTATCCTAGGTGATGACATTGTCATCTGTGATGGTGACGTAGCTGCAAACTATAAATTAGTTTGTAGTAAGTTAGGTATAGGAATTTCGATTCCGAAATCCTTTATATCTTTGAATGGTTCCTTTCAATTCGCTTCTGAGTTATACTCAGGTGTGATAGGGTCATACCTATCACCAGCATCTCTTAAGCAAGAGTTGTCGGTTTGTAATCTGACAACACGTAGAGATTACTCACTACGGCTTTTCACGAGATGGGGTAGCGGACCTTGGAAAGATCCTATCCTCGCATATCTTGGGCGAACTTTATCGCCTAAGTTATGGAAGATATTCCGGAAGGAGTTGGGCTGTGGTTACAGCACCAATCCCTTCATACGGATCATGTTTACTACAATCCTAGGATTGGGTAATATTGAGAAGTTATATCCTAACATCTCGTCAACCCTTTCGCTTCGGGCTCAGTTAGAGTTGTGGCTTAGATCCTTTGATCCACGGCCTGGACTCCTTGAGTCGACTAGACATTATCTGTCTGGTCGTCGTAGATTTTCTTTTGTCGGTTTAGACCGACGAAGAGCAAGTTTCACGAGTGCAAGAAAGCTATTCTCCTTAGTAAGGATGAGTTTAGAAATTATTCTTAAACGTCTCGAACGTAAGTATCGAGGCGGTTTTGAAAAATTTATACTCCCATCCCAATGTGATGTTTCAAAATTTGCTACACCACATGATAGATTCTTCAACTACCTTACTGGCCCTAAGAATATCTCGAAATACGAGAAACTTGTTGACTGCTTAGCAGACTTCAAGTATATTCTTAATTCCGCCGTCGTCGCGGTCTCATCTCAGGATACTGAGCAACTGGTGGAGATTTTCTCGTCCACCATTCGAGCAATGGATAACCTTCCTCTTTTAGAGGAAAATCATTCCATCTCGAAGGCTTGTCGCCAAGAGAAATCAATTCAAGATAAATATGGTGTAAGAATTCCATGGGAGGTCTTAAAGAAAATAGACCTCCATGATGGCTTCTTGGACCGACTAGTCACCCGTGTCAATATTGAGTTCCGGACTTTTAGAGTCCTCTCAATGTGGGCACAGGTACCTGTCAAACAGACTTACTTCGATTCTAATCAGTTCCCGAGCATCGGTGATGCTCTGGACAAGATTTCGGTCGAAGCTGGTCTGGGTTCAAGAGCGGGATCAGGTGTATCAACAGCCTGTAAGAGCGTGAAGGCAGAGTTTTTGGAAACTCCAAAATCTCTTCTCCAAGTCTCATATCCCC